CTCAAGGCTTTGCTGCGGTGCAAATCAGCACGTTTGCTATTGACCAAGAGATGCAAGGCTACGCTACGCTATCTGATGCAATTGGCTACACCTATCAGATCAATGGGCATTTCTTTTATGTGCTGACTTTCCCGACTGCTAATAAGACTTGGGTTTATGACCTGTCTAATGGTCAGTGGAACGAATGGATGTATTTGGATTCAAATGGTCAATTGAACCGCCATTTGTCTAACTGCTTCTGTTTTGCTTACAACACTTTAGTGGTTGGCGATTGGCAAAGCGGCAATCTGTACGCTATTGACCAAAACAACTACACAGACAACGATCAACCAATCAGTAGGGTGCGGGGCTTTTATCACTCTGAAGACGATAATTCTGATCGTATTCGCTACAAGCAGTTTATTGCTGAGATGGAATCAGGCAACGGTGATAACAATCAGCCTGTGACGGTCTATTTGCAATGGTCTGATGATCGGGGCAAGTCTTATGGAAACCCTGTCGGGCAAAACTTAGGGATTGAGGGGCAGTATTTGACCTCGATTTCTTGGTGGCGCTTAGGTATGGCTCGTGACCGTGTGTTTGAGATATTCTGGAGCGCACCTGTTAAGACTGCTTTGTCTGGTGCTTTTATTGATGCAGCGCCTAATCACAAATGAGCAATCTTGCATCAAATTTACCGACAAGCCTAACGGCATTTAACACGCCTGCTGGACAGATTAGTACGCCTTGGTTCATGTTTTTGAATCAGGTGTATCAACGCACTGGCGGGCAAGCTACTCCAGCGTTAAACCTGACTCAGCTCCAGCAAGTTGTTATTACCAGCTTGAACATTAGCTCTAACAATGGTTTTGCTGGCGATGTATTGGTCGCTAATAATGCGGCTACCTTGACCCTAAAAACCACTGTCTCGGGCATGGTTAAGGGCAATGGGACTGCTTTGCTGGCGGCTGTTGCTGGTGTTGACTATGCGCCGCCCACTTCAGGCACTTCAATCTTGTATGGCAATGGTGCGGGAGGGTTCTCTAATGTCACTGTTGGCACTGGCCTCACATTTACTGGCGGAACTCTCGCTTCTACTGACGTGCAAACCATTTCTATTGCTTCTAGCAATGGGTTTGCTGGCACTTCTTCTGGTGGATTGAATCCAGTTTTAACGCTGAATACGACTGTTACAGGCATCCTAAAAGGCAATGGAACGGCTATCAGCGCAGCGGTGTCTGGCACTGATTACGCTCCTGCCACTTCTGGCACGTCTATTCTTTACGGTAATGGCTCTGGCGGCTTTTCTAACGTCACGATTGGCTCGGGTGTATCGTTTAGCGGTGGAACACTAAGCGCAACAGGCTCGGGCGGTACGATTACGTCTGTTACAGGTGTTGCACCTATTACGTCAACTGGCGGCACTACGCCTGCTATTGGTATCACTCAAGCTACCTCGACCACTAACGGCTACCTTTCATCAACCGATTGGAACACGTTTAATAACAAGCAGCCTGCGGGAAGTTATGTCACTGCTGTTTCGGTTGCCTCAGCTAATGGCTTTGCTGGCACTTCAAGCGGTGGCACTACACCTGCTTTGACGCTATCCACTTCAATTACTGGCGTTTTATACGGTAATGGGACTGCGATTAATGCTGCTACTGGCTCGCAAATTGTCTCTGCTATTGGGTCAACTGCGGTAACAAACGCAACAAACGCAACGAATCTGTTGGGCGGCACTACTGGCTCGATTTCCTATCAGTCAGCCACTAACACGACTACATTTTTAGCTGCTGGCTCTAATGGGCAAATCATTCGTCAGGTTGGCGGTGTGCCTACTTGGGGAACTGATTACACAGGAACAGTTACCTCGGTTAGCGGCACTGGCACTGTTAACGGCATTACCTTAACTGGCACTGTCACAACTTCAGGCAGCTTGACCCTTGGCGGCACATTGTCGGGCATTGGTAACAGCCAGCTTACAAACTCGACTATTTCAGGCGTTGCGCTTGGTGGCAATCTGTTTAACTTGACCGCTGGAACTGGCGTCAGCTTTAGCACAGGAACGACCTACAACGGCTCGGCTGCAATTACGATCAATGCTACTGGCTCAGGCGGGACGGTTACTAGCGTTTCTGGCACAGGTTCGGTGAATGGCATTACCCTGACAGGGACGGTGACTAGCTCTGGTTCTTTGACGCTTGGGGGAACACTAAGTGGCATCTCGAACTCCCAGCTTACGAACTCTAGTGTTACGTTCAATGGCGTTTCTGTTGCTTTGGGTGCTAGTGGAACGATTACCGCCAACACTACCAACGCCCTTACTATTGGTACTGGACTATCTGGAACGTCTTTTAACGGCTCCAGCGCAGTAACCATTGCCCTAGCCAACACGACCGTCAGTGCTGGTAGCTACACTTACGCTTCTCTTACAGTTGACGCTCAAGGTCGATTGACTGCGGCATCTAGCGGGACTGCTCCTGTTACCTCAATTGGCGTATCTGCTCCGATTACGTCTACTGGCGGCACGACACCGACTATTGGCATCACGCAGGCAACAACCAGCACCAATGGTTATCTAAGCAGCACAGATTGGAACACCTTTAACAATAAGCAGTCTGTTTCTGCTCCTGTGACGGTAGCGGCCTCGACTTATTCGGTAGCGGCCACTGACATTTGGGTGATTAACAACTATGCTGGCACTTTGACTTTGACACTTCCAACAGCTTCTAGCTATTCTGGTCGGGTGTTGAACATCCAAAACTACCAAGCGTTTACTGTTGTTTCAGCATCATCCAATGTCGTGCCTATTGCTGGCGGGTCTGCTGCTACGGCTATTTTGAACGCTATTGCGGGTGATCGTTGCACTTTGGTTTCCAATGGGACTAATTGGGTCGTGACTAATTACACGCCTAACAATATCTTGCTGTTGAATTGAAATGGATAGAGATTTCATTACGAAAGTAATGCGTGATGATCGGGTTTGGAAGTGGGTTTGCGTTGACGGTATCAACAAAGTAGATTTTCAATATCAAGAGCAAGCCACTTACTTTGTAAATGATTATGGGTTTGTTATGTTTAGGCAGGCATACCCGACAACATGGGAAGTTCATGTTTGTATGCTCAAAGGGGCAAAAGATGTGGATGATTTTGTGATGAATTGCTTAGAGAAAATGCGTCAAAATGGATGCAAGAAATTTATTGCGCCCATTGGACAATGGAACCGTCCTGCTTTAAAATTGGCTAGTCGGTGTGGTTTTGTGAAAGAAGGCGAACTCTCGAACGTATGGTTCAGGGACGGTAAGCCGCAATCTATGATAATCATGGGGGGCTTATGAGCTTCATTGGTAATTTACTTGGCGATATAACTGGCACGAATCAGCAAGCCAAAGCCGCACAGCAAGCGTCTCAGCAGCAAATTGCTTATCAACAGCAAGCGTTGCAACAAATGCAGCAAAACCTAGCCCCTTATCAGGCTATTGGTACTTCTGTTTTGCCTCAATTGCTGACCTCTTTAGGCTATCAGGGTCAATTTGGCTCTAATGGTCAATTGACAGGCGTATCTGGTCAAGGCTTCCAATTTAACCCTTCTAATTTGGAAAACACGCCTGGATACCAGTTCACATTAGGTCAAGGCTTGAACACTGTTAACAACCAGCAGTCAGCTATGGGTTTGAATAACTCAGGCGCTCAAGGCAAGGCTTTGGCTAACTACGCTACTGGCTTGGCACAAAATACTTACAACCAGCAATATCAAAACGCTTTGAACACCTATCAAACCAACGCTAGCCAGCTTGGTGGATTGTTGAACTTGGGTCAAAACGCTGCTGCTGGTGTTGGTAACGCTGCTTACAACGCTTATGGCGCTATGGGTAACGCTGCTTCTGCTGGCACTGTGGCGGCTGGCAATCAAGCATCTAACACTTTCAATTCATTGCTTGGCGCTGCTGGAACTGGCGCAAAAATTTATTCTGCGGTCAACTCTACTGCCCCTGGCATTGCTAGCTTGGCTTCTTTGTTCGGGTAAGGAATCAACATGGCGACTATTGACGCATCAATCATTCCTACGAAGCAAACGCTTCCTAACTTTGCTGGTTTGTCCTCGGACATTGACCAGATCATGGCTTTGCAAAAGAATAAGCTCGCCATTCAACAAGCTCAACAGGGTTTACAAGCTAATCAAGCGGCTTCTGCTGCTATTCAAGCTGGAACTGACCAGCAAGGGAACATTGATGTACCAAAAATTCTTGCAACTTTGGGACAAGACCCAAAAGCCGCTTACAATTTGCCTCAAATCGCTAATCAGCTTTATCAAATGCAAGGTTCTCAGTTCGATCAAAAGAACAAAAAGCTAGACAACCTTGCCAAGCAAAATGATTATTTCGGCTCTTTGCTCGGCGGCATGATGGAAAAAGGCGAAAAGATTACGCCTGATGACGTTTCTTCTGGCTTAAGCCAAGCTATTGCGTCTGGCATGATTGATTCAGCGACTGCTAAAACATATTTGAACGATCTGCCTAAAGAGCCTGCTGAGTTGAAAGATTGGGTGCGTAACCACTTTGTGACCACTCGCTCGCACAAAGACCAGATTGAGATGCTTTTGCCTAAGCAGACTATTCAAGATACTGGTTCTGGATACAAAATTCTGCAAACTCGTCCATTGACAGGCGATGTGAAAGTTGTTGGCGAACTGCCCAAAGACCTTAGCCCAACAGACTTAACGACTCCTTTTGAGTATCGTGATTCTGCTGGTAACTTGCGGACTACGACTAAAGGAAATTTCTTGAAGATGTTGAATGACCCTAAAGCTGACGTAGGTGGAAACCCTAATGCCAGCGCAGGTTATTCTGGTGATGGTCGTTATCCTAAGCAAGCAAATGCTCAAGGCGGCAATGTTGCTGGTATCGTTACTGGAATGACCCCTGAAGCGTCTGCTGCTAGAGCAGAATTGGGTTCTTCTGGTCAAAAATTGGCTACTGACCTTAGCAGCTCTGCCAGCGGTGTGCCTTTGCGTGTTAGCAACCTTAAGCTAGCTCGTGATCTGGTTTCTGACCCTAAAGTTAGCACTGGCCCTGGTAGCGATTGGCGCAACACAATGAAGTCATTTATTGGCTCATTGGCTCCTGCTACGGCAACTTCAATCTTTGGCAAGGACTTCAATCCTGATACCGCCAAGTTTGAGGAATTCAACAAGCTAATGGCTAATTATGCTAACCAAGCCTCCAGCGGCCTTGGAACTGGCACTAATGCTCGTTTGAATACCGCCTTGACAGGTAACGCTAACACTAACATCCAAAGCCTTGCTAATAAAGACATTTTGACTCGCACTATTGCTGCCGAGCAAATGATTGCGGCTAAGAATAAGGCATGGCAAGCTGCTGGCCTAACTGGGGATAAATATCCTCAATGGGAAGCTAACTTTAATGAGAAAATTGCTCCTGAAGCGTTTGTTTTCTCGGCTATGCCAACGGCTGATCGCAAAGCGTACGTTGCAAAATTGCAAGAGCAAGATAAGAAGAACGGCACTCACAATTACGAGAACTTTGTGAATGATTTGAATTCTTCTATCAAAAATGGTTACATTCAGCCGCCAGGAAGGTAAGGAATGACTGATTATTCAGACTTAATCGAATCGGCTGGTAAGCAATACAACGTAGACCCTTCGCTTATTAGGGCGCTTGTCAAAGTTGAATCTGGCAACAATCCCAAAGCTAAGAACGCTGAAACTGGCGCTGAAGGTTTGGGGCAATTTATTCCTAAGACTGCTCAGTCTTTGGGAGTAAAAGACGTTACTGACCCAACTCAGTCTATTCCTGCTGTTGCTCGATTGCTGTCTGAAAACCTTGACCGCTATGGTAATGTGCATGATGCTGTTCGTGCATATCATGGCGGCACAGATAAGGCTAATTGGGGGCCAAAAACTGAAGCTCACCTGTCTAAGGTGATGGGTGAACTTAGCCCCGAAAAGAATGTTTTAGATGCCTTCTTGAATGAAGGTATGCCGTTGCCTTCTTCTCAAGCAGCGCCAGCCAGCGATCATTTAAACGCTTTCCTGACTGAAGGCGAAGGCGAAACCCCGCCAGTTCGTATTGAACTCAGCGGCATGGCTACGCCTGCTAAGGAAACGGCTACTAACCCTGTTATTGCTGGCGCTGGTGACTTTGCTTCTGCTTTGGGGCATCATTTGATGGCTCCCCTGCATGGCGGCGCTAACTTGATTGAGCAAGGTTTGGCGGCTGGCGCTAACTACTTGGCTCCAAATTCTGAGTTGGCTAAGTATCTTGGTCAGACTGCTAACGCTGACGTTGCTGCGACTCGTAGACTTGAGCAAGAGTATCAGGCCAAAACGCCTACAAACATCCCTTCAATTGCTGGCGCTACGCTTGGCGAAATCCTGCCTTTGATTCTTACTGGCGGCGGCTCTGCTATTGAGCAAGGCGGCGAACAAGCAGCAAATTTAATCAGCCGTTTGGGTGGTGGCTCGACTGCTCAAGCATTGGCTAACCGTGTTGGTCAAGCTGGTGCTGGCGCTGGTGTCGGCGTTGGCTACGGCGCTTTACAGCCTACAACTGGCGAAGGCGATTACTTCCAACAGCAAGCCGAAAGAATCCCACAAAACGCTTTATTAGGCGCTTTAACGCCTGCTGCAACAGAAGTTGTAGGCGGTGCTGCCAACTATCTTGGAAACGTGGCTAAAGCGGCTGTGCGGCCTTTTATGGCTAATGGCCCTGAAAGCATTGCAAACAACATTTTGGCTCGTGCTACTGGCGGCAATCTGCCTGCTAACGCAATTAACGAGATTGTCGAAGGCTCCAAACCGACAATGGCTGAAGTGGCTCAAAATGCCAAAGTAAGCAACTTGCAACGTACTATTCGGGACATTAACTCCGAGCCATTTGTGCAACGTGAACGTGAAAACGCTCAGGCTCGTCTGGACTTGTTTGCTAAAGCATCAGAAAGCCCTGCTGAGTTGAACGCTGCTATTCAGCAACGTGATGCAGCTACAAACGCTCAATTGTCGAATCTTTGGACTAATAAGACTTCTGTTGACCCTAAACCTGTGATTGACAAGATTGAATCTATCTTGAGCGGTCCAGGTGGTGAACGCACTTCTGTCAAATCGGTTCTTAACGATGTAAAAGCCAAGATCAACAATCCTAACAATACAGACCCCGAATACTTGTACGAATCTGTTCGTAAGCACATTGGCGACTTGTTAGACCCAATGGCTGCAAAAGAGAATCGTGCTGCTCAACAAGCAAGTTCACAATTGCTGTCGGTGCGTGATGCTTTGGATAGCGTGATTGACAAGGGTGTCCCTAAAGTTACTGTTAATGGCAAAGATGTGCCAGGATTCAGCAACTATTTGAACGATTACTCTGCGGCTTCTAAAGACATTGATGCTATGAAGCATTTGCAAGGTCTAAAGCTGACTGATAACTTTGGCAATATCTCTTTGACCAAGATCAACACGGCAATTAACGACATTGAGGCAAAAATGAAAGCCCCTGGTGTCAATAAAGCCAAGAATGTTGATACTGACCAGCTTGATGCTTTGCGTTCTATTCGTGCTGATATGCAACGCCAAGGCGAAGTTGGTCGAGGCCGTTCATTGGGTTCTAACACGGCTCAAAACTTGGTGACGCAGAATATGCTTGAGACTGCATTGCCTGGAAAGGTTGGCGCATTGACTTCCATGCTGCCTACTGGAACTTTGAGCGGTGCTTTGGGTACTGGTGCAGGGTTTGCCCTAGGCGGTGTTCCTGGTGCTGCTGCTGGCGGCATGATTGGCGCTGGTATTGGTAAAGGCTGGCAATCGTTGATGCAAACCAAGAACGAAGCAATCCTAGACGCACTTACGCAAAAGTTAATCAATCCTGAAACTTTTAGTATTGCACCGCAGCGTCAAGGGTTAAACTTGATGCGTTTAGCGAATCCTGCTTTGATCGGTGTTGGTGTTAATCAACAATGATATAAATTTAGAAAGCATCTAACATGACATACGGTATCCTCCCAAACGGTAAACAGCAGTTCATTGATTCCAATGGCAAGCCTTTGGCTAGTGGCCAGGTCTATTACTACATTCCTTCTACCACTACCTTTAAAAACACCTATCAAAACTCTGCTGGTACTGTTTTAAATACCAATCCTGTTGTCTTAGATGCCAACGGTCAATGTATCGCTTACGGTACTGGCTCGTATCGTCAGCAAGTTTATGATGTTTACGGTAACTTGGTTTGGGACGTTCAAGTTGATTCTCCCCTGACCTCGGGCAATCAAACCTACGACATTGAAGAACAAACCTTCACGGCTACATCGGGTCAAACGGTCTTTACGCTGACCACAATGTCGTATGTGCCAGGGACTAATAACTTGGTTGTGTTTGTAGACGGCTTAAAGCAGATTGTAGGCGTTAATTACACCGAGACCTCAGCTACTGTCGTCACCTTTACTACTGGCCTCCATGTGGGCGCTGTGGTGGACTTTACGACTGCTGTTTTGCAAACCAATGCCAACATTGTTCCTGCTACTGATGTTACCTACAACGAAGGCGGCACAGGCGCAGTAACCACTACGGTTCAAGCTAAGTTGCAGCAGACTGTTAGCGTTAAGGACTTTGGCGCTGTGGGTGATGGGACTACTGATGATACTGCTGCAATTCAAGCTGCATTAAATTCTGGTTACCCTGTTTACGTTCCTGCTGGCACTTATATCATTAACGGCACATTGACAGGGGCAACTAATTTGACTTTAAAAGGTCAAAGTTTAGCTTCAGTAACTTTTAAGAAAACAGGTTCGGGTGACTTGTTTGATTTTTTAAGTGCAACAACAAAATCTAACATTTTTATTTCTGGCATTACTTTTAATGTCAACAATGTTGGAACTGGTATCCAAGCTCAATATGTAAACAATTTTACTGTTTCTGAATGTGCTTTTAATAATATCCAAACTTGGGGTATTTCTATTGGCACAATAACTGGTTCAGAATCAACCATTAGAAACAATAATATCCTGATTGAGAAATGTAATTTTTACAACTCTTCAAGCACTTATGAACAAATTTTGTTGTTCAATACAGAATATGCGACTGTTCGTGATTGCTCATTTAGCACAGGAACGTCTGCTATCGGTATTGGTCTTTACCAAAATTTAAGCGATGTTTTAATTCAGCGTTGCGAATTTAACATTCATATTGGTTCTTATTATTCCTTATCAACCAATAACATAACATACGATGAATGTTTGTTTACAGGTTGCGATACAGGTATTCAAGGCGCAAATCAATCCGATCACGGCGCTTTTTCTTATAGTTTTGTCAAAAATCTAATTATTTCAAAAACAAGGTTTACTGCACAAGTTGGCACTCCTTTGCAACTTGGTGCTGTCTACGGTGCTGTTGTTGATACCTGTGTTTTTGATAGCAATGCTCAATATGGATTGTTGATTAACGGTGGTAATTCACCTGTTAGCCAGATTCCTTACAACTGGATTGTTAGAGGCAGTATTTTTGCAAATAATAATACTTCTAGCGTATCTTCTACTTTGGCTCCTGGTATTCGTTTGGATGCAATTGGTTCTAGTGGTGGCTATCAAAATGGCTTGATTAGCTCTTGCGTGTTTTATGATGATAATGGAACACCTAAACAGCTTTATCCAATTGTGTTCAATGGCAGCGCAACTTGGAGCAACATTAAAATTTCTTCTAGCGTTTTAAACGCTTATTCAGGTGCATATAGTGTTGGGTTGACTGGTTCTGCTGCTTTAGGTGTTGGTGTTGTTATCACTCCAGACTGCCAACAAGTCACCACTACTTTGCCAAGCAATTTGGGATGCTTGTCTTACTCAAGTGGCTTTGCTCAAGAGTATGTATCTATTACAGAAGCGGCTGGTTCTGGTGTTTCAATCAACGCTGAATCAGGCAACTGGTTTAATGTTCTTGTAAACGATACAACAGCTTTTTCTGTCAGCGCACCAACAAATCCAACTGTCGGGCAAAGAATTACAATCACAATTAACAATGCTTCTGGCGGTGCTTTAGGCACAATTACATGGAACGCTGTGTTCAAACTTGCAGCTTGGACTTCTCCAGCCAACACTTACAGCCGATCAATAGATTTTGCTTGGAATGGTGGGAATTGGATTGAAGTTGGTCGTACAACAGTCGATGTGCCTCGTTAAAAATGTCTAACAGCACAATATCAGCATTAAGCTCTGCATCTACCCCGCTATCGGGTAGTGAAATACTGCCGCTTAATCAATCTGGCGTAACGAATAGCGTTTCAGTTGCAAACTTAACTGCTGGACGTGCTGTTAGTGGATTGTCTTTTGCTGCTGCAACTATTGGCGCACCTGCTAGCACGACTTTAAGCATACAAGCCAACGGCACAACGTATGCGACCATTTTGGGTGCGGGTACAAATAACGGTTACTTTGGTATTGGCATTACATCTCCTGTCGCTCAATTGCACGTTGTTTCTGCTTCTGGCGGTACTACTGCACGATTTAAAAACAGCGGCTCAGGAAATTTTATTGACTTTTATGGTAGCAGTCGGCAAGGTTATGTAGGCTGTGTCGATGGTACAAATTTTTGGGTTCATAGCGATAGTGCTACTGGCTCTATTTATTTTGATACCAATAACACTACTCAAGCCACTTTAAATAGCAGCGGTAATTTTTTACTTGCAACTGGAAATTTAGTTCCTAGCACAGCAGGTAAAGGCATCAACTTTACAGCCAACACTCCCGCATCGGGAATGACAAGCCAGAATTTGACTTGGTATGAGCAAGGCACTTGGACTCCATCTGATAGTTCTGGCGCTAGTTTAAGTTTTACTCAAAATTCAACTGCGAAATATACAAGAAACGGGTCATTAGTTACTGCAACTTTTGACATAACTTACCCGTCAACAGCTAGCGGAAGCAATGCAGTTATTGGTGGACTTCCTTTTTCTGGTACTGCCAATGTGGGCGGGTTAGTAACTGTTTACACTTCATATTCATATTTAATAACTGGCCCTGTAAACTCAGGAACAACTATTAATTTGTATGCTAACGCTGGTTCGGGTTCTTCTCAATTAACTAATGTATTGCTATCTTCAAAGAGAATAATGGCAGTAATTACATATTTGGTTTAACAAGGAAATTAAATGTCTTTAACTAAAACATCTTTTTCTATGATTAATGGCGCGCAAGTAAACGCCATTGATTATGGTGCGCTAGGTGATGGTTCTGGTGCTCTTGTTGGAAGTGCAGCTACTAATGCAGCTTGGAATGTGTGGCCTAGCTGGATAAATGGTTCAACTTACGGAACAAAACCAGGTCATGATTATGGAAATGCTGCATATCTTGCGGCTAATCCCCCATTTAAATCTACGGATACTTGGGACTACGTTGGTATTACTTTGGCAATGTGGGCTGTGCAAGCTGCTGGAGGCGGGACTGTAAATTTAACTGGAACAAATTATGTTGTTAGCCAACCAATTAGATTCACAATGCCTCAAAATGGTGTTGGGGTAAATTTAGTTGGTTCACATTACGAAGATTGTGTAATCAGACCGCTTACTTCTTTATCAGCAATAAATAGTTTAGGAGCAAATATAGGCTCTGGTGTATTGTATTTTTACAATGTTGGATTTTCTGGCTGCAAAGTAGAAAATCTTGGAATTACTACATATCCTTTAAATGGTGGTTCCCCATCTGTTGAATTTAATTCTGGGACAGTTACTGCTAATTGGTTGTCAAATGGCACTTATCATGCTTGTGTTTTATACAATGATAGCGATACAGTAAATTTAAATTATGTTTTTATGTCTGGCTATGGCGAAGCTGGCGTTGTGGCTATAAATAGTAGCTCAATAAATTTAAACGCTATTGTTACAGAGTACCAAAGCTGCGCTGTTCTTTTGATAGGAAGTTCAGAAGCCTACATTGTTAATAGTATTTTGTTTAACTCATCTGGAACTGGCGTCAATTCGTGGGGGACTTCTGGAGTTTGTTTAAGCAGCAGTAAAGCATATATTCTTGATGGTCAAATTACCAATATGCGTAACTATGCTGTTTACGCAATTGGTACTGGAAACATATTTACTTGTGATGAAATTGTAATCAATACAAATGGTTACGGAATGTTATTTTATGGGTTGGGTTTGGCAAATTGGAGAATTGCAAATTGTTTTTTACAATATGGCAATCCAAATCAAACGCCAATTGTATTGCTTGACAATCAAAATACTGGTTCTGGGGACACATTAAACCAAGATAGCGCAGGATTGTTTTTAGGAAACAACGTAGCAAATGATGGCACGGTGTCTACTATGGACATTATGCGAATTAACGCAACTTATAGTCAAATAACAAACAATAATTTTAATGCTAGGGCAACTGGCTCAAGCACTGGTGGCTATGTTATTAATAGTTTAATAAACGGAAACTACGGCGGCGCTGGAACTGTTAAATGTATTTATGCAGCAAACTTACAAAAGTTTTTTGCTGTGTCACAGGTTAGTGTTTTTGGTTTAAAAGCAAATAACATTGATAATGCTTATGCTCCATACTCTTATGTAACTGCTACTACTTATACTGTTGGTGGAACTGAACAAGTTATTCAAGTCAATGGGTCTGCGACTTGCACTTTAACTATGCCTTCACCAGCAGCTTATGTTGGAAGAACAATTACTGTAACAACTCAAGCTGCATATACAGTTGTTTCTGCATCATCAAACATTACACCTATAACTGGTGGTTCTGCTGGAACTGCAATTCTTTCTGCTACGGCTGGCAAATGGGCGCAGTTAATTAGTGACGGTACATATTGGCGCATTGTTTCTTCTAATTAAATTATGATTACTTACAAATGGTCAATCCCTAAGATGACGGTAAATCCATCTGTTGATGGTAAGACCGATGTGGTGATCTATGCTGATTGGATGTGTGTCGGTACGGATGACGTTAACAATCTGACCGCTGCGGCTGCTGGAACAGCTAAGTTGGGTGAGCCAGCTAATCCATTTACGGCTTACAACGACCTGCAAGAAGCTCAAGTTTTGGCTTGGTGCTTTGAGCCTGTAACGTATAGCATTACAGACCCAATTACCAATGAAACAACTACAATTACGACCAATCTGCAACCAGACACAGAAGCCCAAGTAGCGGGTCAATTAGCTCGTCAACTGGCTGCTATTTCTGCCAATCCTCCTTTACCGTGGGTCAAAAATGGAAACGCCAATCAGCCATGAGCAAATCTATCAACGCTTGCTAGAA